GCATTAAAAAATTAAATATATCTTTTTTTGGAATTTTTTGTAATTTTTTTAGTCCATCACTCATAAAAGAACCACCGCTAATTTCTCTAGAAAATGCACCAGTGTTAAATGGTCTTGCTCCACCACCAGCTAAATAATGATAATATTTATCAGTAGGAACAAATAAACCTTTACCACCTGCTAAATAATGATAATGATTATCATCAGGTATAAATAGTCCTTTTCCTCCTGTTACTTCGTGTAAGGGAACACCATTACCTATTAATTTATCTTTCCACGCCCAAAAGTTAGTAATAAAATCACTTACAGATTTTGTATGAGGTGCAATTTTTTCAATAATAGGCGTTATATCTTGATATACAAATTTTTCTATTTCTGGTGTTAGTAGTCTTATACTTTTTAATAAATTTAAGACGTAATTTTGACAATTATTACCGCCCATAGCCGAATAAGCAAAATAATAATTATCACCTTGTGATTTTCTAACTGATTCTGTCATATCATTTATAGTTATATTTTTACCTTCTAAATTTACTGGCATAATTTCAGTTTTTGCGTTTGTTTTATAATTTGTTGAAATATTAATTCTAGCGTGTTTTTCTATTATAACATTTACTATATTATTATTTGGATCTCTAACTGAAGCTACTAAAGCTAAATGATACATTTTATCATATTCTTTACCTAATTCTTTTCTTATTTTATCATAACTACCTAAACTAATTATATTTACTAATTTATTATTAAATTCTTGTAACGGTGTTCTATATATATTTAATGCAACTATTGGATAATTTCCGTGTTCATTTATTATTTTTTGCGAATCTTTAGGATATTTACTTAATTCAGGTTTAAAAAAATTTGATATAGGTTTAGTTATAAAATCAAAAATACCATTTCCAGATAATTCAGGTTCATCATATACAATATCTAACCAACTCATTATTATATTAATATATAATTTAAATATTTTTAAAAATAAATATATAAGTTAATATATATAATGGCGTTCTTTGATGTAGAAACTATGGGTGGAGCTGGTAGACGTTCTAGTAATAAACGTAATCCCTTACATTTTGGTCGTGGTGCTGGTGCATATACTACAGAAACTATGGGAGGTAAAATGGTAGAAGGTAGCGGTATTTTTTCTGGTCTTTTAGGTGCTATTGGTTTAGGTGAGGATGAAATGGGCGGATATGCTAAAGGATATAAACTCACAGATAAAGAAAAAAAAAGTTTAGCATTAGGCAGAGAAAAAGTTAGAAAATTAGCAGTAAAATTAAGTAAAGAACATAAGCAAAAATGTACAAGAGTTAATCGTAAATTTATGCCAAATGCTAAAATGATGGAATTAGCACGTCAAATGATTGCTGCAAAAAAAGCAAACAAAAGTACAAAAGGTCATAAACTTGTATTAACTAGAGTTAAAAACCCAAGAGTTAAAAAAATGAAAATACCTAAAATTATTATAACTGAAGAAGGCGGTTATGGAGTTGGTGGTTATGGAGTTGGTGGTTATGCTGTAGGTGGCTTAGATTCTGGTGAAAAACGTTTTCTACGTGGAATTAATAATAGTCCTGCACAAGCTGAATTAGCTAATACATATGGTGAATTAGCTGAAAATTATGGAGGTATGTCCCATAATAAACTAGGTATGGTTCATAAAAAAGATATGCATATGTTACCTCATATGGATGGATCAGGCATATTTAGTTCTTTATTAGGTAGTTTAGGTCTTGGAGTTAATGAACATAATTTAGCTTTACTTCAACAATTAGAACATAAAATAGAAGAGCAATTACCATTACAACATAAAGGTGCTGGACGTATGCTCATACATCACGTAATGAGAAATAGACACGGTAAACGCAGTTTAAAGGGTGCTGGATGGTTTGATGATATTGTAGATGGTTTTACAAGCACTATTAAAAAAATAATTCCTCTTGTTCCTGCTATTATACCGCTTGTTCAGCAATTTATGGGTTAAATATAGTATAAAAATGATTAAATTGTTTTAAAAAACATTAAGTTTTTTAAAAAAATCTCATACATAATATATAAATGACGTTGGCTTATAATAAAGGTGATACAATTGCTATAATGTATGATTTACAAGATAAAAAAGTTGGTTCTATAGGATATATTGACGAAGATAAAATGAAAGAAGGAGAAACTAAATTAGATAAAATAAGAATTAATAATAAGGAAGAAATATTTTTTCCTGAAATAAATGATTTTAAAAAAACAGAACAAGTAGATAGAATATATATCACTGGTGAAACTGGATGCGGTAAATCAACATTTATACAACAATATGTATTAAAATTTATTAAAAAGTTTCCAGATGCTCCTGTTTTACTTTTTTCTTCTAAAAGTGCAGATAAAGCACTAGATAATATTAAAAAAATTAGCAGAGTTGAAATTGATGATGATATATATATTAATCCCTATACATTAAATGAAATAAGTTCACAAGGTAAACCCATTTTATGTATATTTGACGATATAGAAGATTTTAAAAATAAAAAAATAAATAAAGAGGTAGAACGATTAAGAGATGAAATAATGAGGAATGGGCGCAGTTTTGGTATATATTCAATTTTTGTTCATCATAATCCTTGTGATTATAAAAGCACACGTAATATGATTTTTGAAGCTAATAAAGTTGTTATATTTCCTAAAAGAAGCGGACAAGGAACATATAATTATTTAATGGAGAAAAAATTATTATTGAATAAAGAAACAATAGAATTACTTAATAATTTAAAATCGAAGTATGTATGCATTAATAAACAAATACCAAAATCAATTGTTTCAGATAAATATATAATACTATTATAATGAAAGATAATACTCATACTAGCTTAAGCGGTCAAGATATGTTAACTTTAAATCCAGATGCAAAATTAATGAAATATACAGATCTATATAAATATAATAATATAGAAGATGTATTTGGAGATAAAAAAAAAGTAATCATACTATATCTATTACAAAACGAATATAGCGGACACTGGGTTTGTTTATTTTTAAATCATAAAGGATTAAATTTTTATGATAGTTATGGAGTGCCATACGATTTTCAATTAGATATTTTAACACCTACAAAACGTAAACAACTAAACGAAGAACAAGATTATTTAAGTAAATTATTAAATGACTATCCAGTATATTATAATGAAATAGTTTACCAAGGAAAAGGAACGGAAACTTGCGGATGTTTTGTTACTCACCGTTTACATAATTATCATTTAACAGATAGTCAATATTTTAAAAGTTTAAGAAAAAGAGGTGTAACTAATCCTGATAAATTTGTAGCTGATTATTGTTTTAATAAATTATTCTAATAAATAGTTTAATTAATTTATATTATATAGTATATATATAATATGAGCGTTAAAAGCCCAGATATTTTTTATTATAATTTATCAATAACTAACCCTATTAATAAACCTGTAGGAGGTTTTGGGTTAGAAGCAAGTATAAGCGCAAATAACAATATCCCACTTCTTCAAAAACCGGAAGATTATTATTGTAGCATTATTAGGTTTGAAATTCCCGGATTTAATATACCATTAATTCAATTTTTTGTTCAAGAACCAGTAACAGATATTAATAAAGGAATATATAGTTTTACTATTGGTGATAATACAACATATGGTAGTCAAACTTTTGTAATATATAAACCTCAATTACTTTTACCACCTTATGAAATACCAGTAGTCGGAACACCTAAACAAAATTTTGGAACATATTATTATTTTCTATATGATTATACGTGGTTTATTGATTTATTAAATACTGCTTTAGCTTCTGCTGTTACTAGTTATAATACAGCTTCTGGAAATACTGCAACAGCTCCATTTTTCTATTATGATGCACCTACACAATTAATAACCTTATATGCTGATAAGGCTTTTTATGACCAAAGTTTAGCAAATCCAATTAAAATTTACTTTAATAATCCTTTAAGAAATTTTTTAGCTGGTTTATCTTATGTATACTGTTCTTTAGTTAGTCCGCCAAATCTTGGATTAGATGATTTTATAGTTATAAAAGATTTTTACGGATTAAATGAAACATATATTCCACCTACTCCACCTGCTGGTATTTTATATTTAAAGACACAGTGGCAATATAATGCTTATGGTTATTGGTCATTTTTGAAATCAATAATAATAACAACTACTATGAACGTTCAGGCTGAACAATATTTTATAAATAATCCTCAAGATTTTCAGAACTCACAATTTATTAGTGTATTAGCTGATTATATACCCGATCTATCAGTTCCAAATGGAGCGGGTATTTCTAGTCAAATATTTATATATACTGCCCCAAGTTTATATAGAGTTTTTGAATTTGTGCAAAAAACACCTTTATTTAATGTTACTTTAAATATTGGTTATACTGATACAGCAGGTAATTTTTATCCTTTAGAGTTAGATATTGGGCAACAATGCACCTTTAAATTAATGTTTATAAAAAAATCAGTTTATGAAACACAAAATTTTAAAGCTCTAAAAAATTATTAAAAAATTAATTATAAATTATTAATTTTCCAATAATTAAAATGTATAGTTATATATATAATGGCCGATTTTGATGACGAAATGACTGTAATGCCTTCGCCTAATGTTACCCCTCAACATCCCGTTTTAGAAAGACAGGAAAGTTATGCTCGAGTAGTTGATACCCGTTTAGAGGCATCTAGTAGTAATAAAGTTTGTTATGTTCTAGAAGAAGGTTCTAACGTAACTAGTTATGTCCCTTTAATTTCTTCTTCGCATTCCACAACTAACACGACATTTAATTTAAATAATATAGCCGATTTTACTTGCAGGGACTCTCGTTTGGTTATGGAATTAGATGTAACTTTAACTTTAACATTTCAAAATACTAATGCAACTACTGCACTTGTTCCAATTCAAGCTGATAATTTTGGATGGAAACAATACCCACTTAATCGATGCGTTCAAAATATACAACATCAAATTAATCAAAGTTCATATACTCTTAATACTAATGATATCTTGGATGCTATAACTAAAGTTAATTTTTGCCCTGATAATGCAGATTTTTATAATAATACACAGCCTGATTATGTTGATAATTACGCTTCCGCATCTGGTTCAAATTTAACTCCTCTTGCCCCTTATTCCAATACTATGGCAGGTGATGGTATTTTTAAACCCCGTTCATTAGATTGGTATATAGATCCTTCAACTCCTAATAGTATTCCTGCTGAGTCAACTGCTCAAATTATAATCCACGGTAAAATTTACGAGCCTTTGATTAGTCCTTTTAATAATGTTGAAAAACACGATAGACAAGGGCTTTACGCTATAACTGGTGAACTTATTCAGTTACAGTGGGTAACAGACTTATTTAATAATATGTTTGCATTTTATCTTGTTCAACCAACCGCACCAACTGTTCCATTAGTTTTACTTAATAATAGTGTTTCTTTAGGTCAACAAGCTAGATTAAATTGTATATATTTGACTCCTAAAGATAATCTTATTAAAGAAATTCCCCCTGAGTCAATATATCAATATAATGATTATACAGTATTTACAAATAAAATTGCTGATAGTTTAGCTTCTGGATCTTCTCTTAATGGTGTATCGTCCCAAGTAGTCAACTTTACTAACCTACCAAATAAAATTCTCGTATATGCCAGAACTGCAAATGGTTCTCGTTTTTCCTCAACAGCTGATAAATATTTATCATTAAAGCGGCTTACCGTCCAATTTGATAATGGGCTCCCACAATTTGCAAGCGCTAATCAAAATCAATTATATGATATTAGTGTTCGAAATGGTTTGACTATGCCACGCCCTGCATTCTGTCAATCTGATTTAAATGTATCTAGTGCTGATATGTCTGGTAGTTTATATGGATGCGGTAGTATGTTCGTTATCGATCCTGCTTTAGATTTAGGTATTAGAGCACCTGATAGCGTTGCCTCTTCTGGAAGATATATTTTTCAAGTGCAAGGCGCAGAATTTGTAAATGATACTGATTTATCTTTTGGTCCTATTACATTATATGTTGTTGGTATTAATAGCGCAGTTTTAGAAAGAGTCGGCTCACAATATAGAAATTACTTATTGACAGTGCCGGACAACGCAGTTAGAATGTGTAGAGAACTTCAACCTATCCCCCATTCAGTATATGCTAAAGAAGCAAAAAGCAATCTCTTTTTATATGGTGGTGCTGCTAAAGATTGGATCAAGAAAAAAGCTTTAGCAATATTGACAGCTTCTAAGCCTTCTAATCGTAAAAGTGGTGGAATTGGTGTAGGTGGTGTTAGTGTCGGTGGTTCTAATCCTCGTGTATCTCGTCTTTTTGGTCAAACTCCACGACCTGCCAAGAAAGGTATGAATTTATATTACCAATAAATATTTAAATTAAATATATAATAATATAATCTATTATATTATTATATGAGTATTAACAATCTTTGTCAAAATCAAGAAATACTACAGCATTTAGCTATATGTATTGCACCTTATATTAGCGGTGGATCTGGTGGTAGTGGTTCAACTGGTGCTAGTGGTGCTAGTGGTGCTACTGGTGCTACTGGTAATACTGGATCAACTGGTAATACTGGAGCTACTGGCGCTACTGGAGCAACTGGAGCTACTGGAGCTACTGGAGCTACTGGAGCTACTGGAGCTACTGGTGCTACTGGAGTTGGTAGTGGATCGACTGGTGCAACTGGTGCAACTGGTGCAACTGGTGCTACTGGTGCTACTGGTGCTACTGGTGTTACTGGTTCTTCTATTACTGGCGCTACTGGTGCTGGAGCAACTGGTGCTACTGGTCCTACTGGTGCTACTGGTCAAACTGGAGAGACAACAAGTTTTTTTAATTATCAAGTTAAAACAACAATTAATACGGGTGATCCTTTATCAGGGCATTTAATTTATAATACTGTTACACAAATAGCAGCAGTAATAATTAATATAAGTGTTTTAGATAATTTGGGTAATGATTTAACATATTTTTTAGAATTATTAACTAATGGCGATATATTCACAATACAAGACCAAAACGTAAGCGCAGATTATCAAACATTTCAACTTACGTCAAACGCTATAAATTCTGGAACATATTTTTCATATAATGTATCATTTGTTACGAGTGGTGGAACTGGAACGACTAATTTTGCGAATAATGAACAAGTTATATTAATACCAAAATCGGTAGGTATTGCAGGTCCTACTGGTGCTACTGGTGCAACTGGTGCAACTGGTGCTACTGGTGCGACTGGTG